GCAAAGATTACACATACCTGTATGATAATTGTCTAAGCCAATACAGATGTAACTCAGAGGATTTTGAGGAAGTTCTTGAGACAGCGACTCGCAATAAGAGCTTACGAGAAAAGGTAGCAGATTTGAAGGAGGACATCAAGAAACTTAAAAAGCAACATAAGGAGGAGATTATCAAGTTGGATAATGATAAGAAAGACCTTAACTACACAATCCTCAAGCTACAGAAGGAGAATAAGATGAACTACTACTCAATAAGATAATAGCCATGAAGAGATACCAACTACGTAGAGAAACAGCTCGGAATACACTAATGTTTTGGAAGTATGCTATCCCACTAATGTTTAGTGTGTGGATGGTAATAATCGGAATGATAATCTCAATTTGTAAAGGATGAAATACGTAGCATACTATAGAGTAAGTACAGACAAACAAGGCAAGTCAAAGCTTGGTCTTGGCGCACAACAAGATATAGTTCAGAACTATATATCTAATAGAGGTGAATTGATTAAAGAGTTTACCGAAGTAGAAACTGGAACTAACAAGAGGTATAGAAAAGAACTTTCTACTGCTATTGATTTATGTAAGAAAAACAATGCCACTCTTGTTATAGCTAAACTTGATAGGCTTGCTAGGAATGTATCATTCATTAGTTCACTTATGGATTCTAATGTAGAGTTCATTGCTTGCGATTTGCCTGCTGCTAATAGAATGACTATACATATACTTGCAGCAGTAGCAGAGAATGAGGCTGAACTAATTAGTGGTAGAACTAAAGCATCTCTAAAACAAATCAAGAACAAGATAAAGAAGGATGGTTTCTATATCACTAAAGAGGGTAATAAGATAGAGACCCTTGGCTCTCCTCAGAACCTAACTCAATCAGCCAGGATGAAGGGAGTCAAGGTTCGTCAAGAGAAAGCAAGAAACAATAAGAACACTAGTATGGCTAGACCCTTTGCAGAAGAACTTAGAAATCATGGTAAATCCTATAGGTCTATTAGTGATATTCTTAACGAGAATAACTACCCTACCGCTAGGGGTGGTAAGTGGTTCCCTATGTCTGTCAAGCAGCTTATAGGATGAGGGGTGAGTATTCCCCAGGCAAAACAGGTATATACAACGATACAATCCTAATAGATACATCTAGAACGAGATACAATGTTCACTTAGTCACTAGTGTTTGGGTGAACGACAAGGGTTATCTTGATGGAGAAGTTGTAGGTTATACCATTACAAACATCCAATCTAAGAATAAGAAAGAGGTACACCCATCTAAGATTATCCAGAAGATTAGGGATGGTAAGGTTTCAATAGCTAATACAAACAAAGAAGATTATGACATATATCAAAACCAAGAAGAGTATTCAAAGGAAGTTGACATATAAGGAAATGAAGCAGTTTGGTGGGATGTCCATGAAACTAATGAGAATGTCCACAGGATTATCTAATGAACAGTTAGCCTTTCATTCTGGAGTATCAGTTAGAAAAATGAATAGGTGGTTCTCTAACCCTAGAAGTATAAGTATAGAGGATTTGGTTAGTTTTGTGGATGCGGTAAATAAGATCGCCCCAACTACCAAATGCACATATGACGAATTGTTTCACGCAATACTAATGGACGAGTAATGGAGGGGTGGATAAGCTTACATAGAAAGCTCTGTGAGCATTGGCTATGGGATGAGAAACCATACGATAAGGCTAGGGCTTGGATGGACTTACTCCTCCACATTAATCACTCTAGTAAAAAGTTTCTATTTGACGGAATGATTATAGAACTTGAGAGAGGTCAGAAGATTACATCTATACGCAAGATGGCTGATAGATGGGGGTGGTCAAGAAGTAAGGTTAGTAGGTTTTTAGGCAACCTAGAAAAGGATGGTATGTTAATCGTAGAAAGTGACACCAAAAAGACACTCCTAACTGTTGTCAATTGGGAAACTTACCAAAATGTACGCACACCAAAGAGCCGCAGAAAAGCCACAGGCGAGCCACAGACGAACACAAACAATAATGTTAATAATGATAATAATGAAAACAATAATAGCCCACAGGGCAAATTATTATCTTGGTTGAAGTCTGATGCTCCTAGAGTAATGAAGATGACTAAGCCTATTACATTGGCTCAGGCAAAAAGAATACTTGACAACTATGACAAGAAGGTTATTGCAGATACCTTTACGGGCATGGAGAACTTCAAGCCTTTAGTTGGCAAGTACATGGATGCTAACTTAACATTCAAGAAGTGGGCATCTAACGCCATTGAGCGTAACGCTGAGAAGAACCCATCTAAGAAGGGAGGAACATTTAAAAAACCCAAGACAATATGACAAACACACCATTTGCTCCAGAGGCTGAGAGTTCAGTCATTGGGGCTATACTTGTAGATAAAACAATCCTTAACGATTGTGTGGACCATATAACTGATACTTCATTTCACGATCAGTTTAATCGCCACGCTTACTCATCTATAATATCAATAGACAGAGATGGGGGTAAGATTGATGCCTTAACTGTATCTCAGGGGATGAATGAGTTTGGATATGATTCATTTCCAAGGTTGGTAGAGATGATGGGTAAGTCTATTGACATGGGTAACATAGTTAGCCATTGCTTGATACTTAGGGAGAAGGAGATAGCTAGGGAACAGATAAGTTTGGCAACAGAAATACAGATGAGGGCTTTAAACCCTGCTGTAGACCCACTAGAAACATCTGCCTACTTGTCAAAAGAGGTTGAGCGTATAGCTGAACTAAGCGATGTAAGCAAGCCTAGAACCAACACCGACCTATTGGATGAGGTAAAGCAAAAGATGTTAGCATCCATTGGTAGTGGAGGTATAACGGGGGTTCCTACGGGATTTGATAAGATTGATTCTGTATATGCTGGTAGACAGCGTAGCGACCTAATAATTAAGGCGGGTAGGCCAGGAATGGGTAAGACTGCTCAAGCACTATGTGAGTTCTTAAACATAGCTGTAAGCGGTAACATGAAGGCTATATTCTTTTCCTTAGAGATGGGGGCTGAACAACTAATGCAGAGGCTTATCTCAATACACACTGAGATACCGCTAAAGAACATACGTACTGGAGACTTATGGGATTCTCAATGGGATCAGTTTGACGGGTTAGTTGAACCACTAAAGACTGATAACATGATGATTGTAGATGATGTTTACACCCTAAACGGAATTAGGTCTAGGGCTAGAAAGATTCATCAGACACAAGGCGTTGATATAATCTTCATAGACTACTTACAGTTGATTGAGGACAGCGTGAAGAAGGGGTGGTCTAAGGAAGCTATGGTATCAGGAATTAGTAGAGCCTTGAAGATGCTTGCCAAGCAGTTAAATGTTCCAGTGATAGCACTAAGCCAGTTGAGTAGGAAGTGTGAGGAAAGGGCAGACAAGAAGCCTATGCTCTCAGACCTACGAGACTCAGGTGCTATTGAGCAGGATGCAGATGTTGTGGAGTTTATGTACCGACCAAGCTACTACGAGTTAGTGGATGAGGAGGGTATGTTAGTACCCGAAGATGTAGCCTACTTGTTGATTGAAAAGCACCGACATGGTGCAACGTATAATGTTGAACTAACCTTTAAACCAGAATGTGCAAAATTCCAAACCAAGGTATCAGAGATTTGTTAGCCCTAATGGATCAGGGCGCACTAGCAACCGATAGATTCCTAAAGAATACAAACCAAACCAACTTGGATATTCTACTCACAATATCTAACTTGACAATCCAAAAATGTGAGGAATTAAAGAAGCGTAAATAGATTACGGACTAAGTTATTTTTTTTAACCAAAACAAAGATGAGTGAAACAATATACATAGGAGATATACATGGTAGAGATGTATGGGAAGATGTCGTCACGAAACATGAAGATGCAGATAACATCGTTTTCATTGGGGATTATTTCGATTCTTTTGATGTTGGAGGCTTACTTCAATTAGGCAATGCACAAAGAATTGTTGATTTTAAGAAGAAACGAGAATTAGACCCTACCAAAAAGGTTTATCTCCTAATCGGAAACCATGATATTCACTATTGGCCAGGTATTAAAGGTAGGGGTAGTACCTCAGGCTTTCAATCAACTATGTCATTTCAATACGAACAATTCTTTAGAGAAAATGAAAAGTGCTTTCAAATAGCAGTACTAATCGGTAATAGATTATGTACTCATGCTGGTGTTAGTTCTCAATTCTTAAAAGATGTAGGTTTCTATAAGCAAGATAATGTAGATGAATCAATGATATCAGATTTCCTAAATGATTTATTTCTTTATAAGCCAAACGAATTTACCTTCAATGCAGGTTATGATAGAAACAATACAGGCATCAGTCCAAATGCATATGGGGATGATGATTGGCAATCTCCAATTTGGATTAGACCAAAATCATTACAAAGAGCTAATAAGAAAACAGACTTAAAGAAAAATTACATTCAAATTTTTGGACATACTCAGCAAGACCAAATTGATATTAAAGGTAAAACGACTGGTGGTAAATATTACAATATTGATACACTTCCTAGTGGACAATATCTTATCGATACAGATGGTGAATTTAAAATAGGACATACAACAATTGTAAAATACATATAAGATGACAGAAGAACAGGTAAGAGTATTAGGCTTTGAAAAGCAAATAGAGGACGATGCAGAAAACCCATTCTATTATTATACGTTAGGTATAGCAGAGGGATTATCTTTAATTACTCAAGCAAGTGATGAGGTAAAAAATGGAGAATGGATTGTAGAAATATTTGAATCGCCTGAGATTAAATTCAAAGATATTAAAACACTAAGTACATTAATTGATATACTAAACCAAAACAAAGAAGATGGAAATGGAATTTGAAACAGAAATAGAAAAAGCACAAGTAGTAATTGCATTTGACTTTCAGCCCGAAGAGGCTATGGTTAGATATTACTCAGATGGTAGTGGTTA